CCGGTGGCTGCGCCCTGTGTGCCAGTGGCGGCCTCCTGGGAGGCGCGGCCCAGGTCGCGGGTGCCCTGTGACGCTGCGGAGGCAGACTGTCCTGCGGATCGGGCAGACTGGTCCAGCCGCTCGGCAGAATCTGCGGCGCGGCTAGTGGCCTGCTCGGCCTGCTGCATGGGTCCGATGTACCCGGAGATCTCGGCGGAGAGCCTGACTGTCACGTCACGGTTGGCCATGGGCGTCAGACCTCCTGGGTATCCTGGGGGTTCACTCGCAGAATTGAGATGCGGAGGCCACGTAAATCTCGCTGGCCACTCCGCAATGAGGGGAGGTCACTATGGACCTGATCATTGGTTTCGTGGTGCTGTGCATCGTCGTGTTCCTGCTGTTCCTGACGTGCGCAGGTGTCTACGGTTTCTGGGCACTCATCACGGGAAACAAGGGGCACGAGAAACGCAAGGCTCGGCACCTGGACGAACTTCGCAACGGGCCCTTCAGTGGCGAGAAAGAGACCGTTCCTTACCGGTGGTCCAACATGCAGCCCGCCTCCCGGGCAGACGTCGTTGAGCTCGCCGACTCCCAGGGGTACCGGCTGGTGTCATCAAGCGACGACAAGCACGCATCGGCCATGTACTTCGAAAAGCGATAGCTCGAAACTCAGATCTCCACGGGCTCCTGGTAGACCGGCACGTGCAACAGGCCCGGCTCTGTCTCGCCGTCATTGCCGCGGGCGTCCCGCTCGGCCTGCTCCACGGCGGCCTTCGCGAAGCAGTACTCCCGCTGCGCCTCGAACCGCTCCTGCGACCGGCAGACCTCCCGTGGGTAGCCGCAGTGTGGGCACAGGCCCCGCTGGTACAGGGTCCAGGCCAGCATCGTGATCCTGTTGCGGGTGGCGGCGTCCCCGTCAGCCTGCCTCGCGACGAAGTCTGATGGGTGACGCCCCCAGGCTTGGGCGGCCTCGCAGATCAGCCGGCCCGCACCGCCGGACTCAGACGCGAACCAGCCCGCGAGAAAGGGCTATCAACCCGCGGTGTCGACTGCTGGGCCACGATGTGGGCCTGCTTGATCTGCAGCCACTGGCCGCCTGCGATCTTCTCGGACAGCTGCTCCCACTGCTCCGCAGTCAGCCGGCGCCCGTTGATGGTGCCTCCGGCGGCGAGGAACGCGCACGTCCCGGCGTGGGACTTCAGCGGGTCGACCTTGGCCCCGTGCTCCCGCTGGAACTCTGCCTGGATCCGCTCGATCTCCGCGTCGGAGAGAGCGGTGACCTCGACGGTGGCTTTGGCGGCGTCCATGCGGGACTTCGCGGCCTCCCACCGGTCTTGCAGGTCGGTGAGCTTGGACTTCTCACCGACGGCGAGGTCCTCGTCGCCGGTGTCGGGCTGGTCGGCGAGCTTGGCGAGCTCTCGCTGCAGCTCGGTGGCCTCGGCCACGGCGTCGAGGTCGTTGTAGATGACCACGGTCTCCTTGGCGCGGCCGGTCTTGCCGGTGGCGAGCCAGGACTCGAAGTCGAAGGTCTCCGGGTCCGGGGTGGTGGTCTCGTCGGGGGTGTTCTGTTCGGTCATGGTGTCAGGCTCCTCTGGTGTCGCTGGTGTCAGGCTCAGTGGGGGTGGCCGTGGCCGGGAGCGAGCCTGACAAACTACTCCCGGCCACGGAACTCATGGGCTGGCGGTCAGACGCCGCCGCCGGACGCGGCGCCGACCACCGCGTTCACTCGGGCATCCGAGATCGGGAACGGGATCACACGCTTCTGGTATCCGGTACGGTCCTGCGGGGCCTGCGGCCAGTCCGTAGTACCCCGGTACACCTGGATCTCCTGACCCTCCTCGAACTCGGCGTCCCAATTCAGGCCCAGGTCACGGATCACCACGACAGCCTCGGTGCCCTTCTCCTTGAGCGCCTGGAACACCTCGTCATACTGCTCCGAGTAGGTGCCCGGGTCGGTCTCGTCCGGGTACCGGTACAGGCCCAGCCGCCCCTCGAAGTTGCTGGCGCCGAGGGCCTGCGCGTTGGCGGGCTCGCACACCGCGTTGTCGGTCAGGGTGTCCGAGTCCGTCGGGGAGAACCGCGTGTCAGCGGCGACCGCACGGCAGGACGCCTGCAGCCCGTTGTTGATCTCGTCGGCGGGGACCTCGTCGAGCGGACCGGTGTAGTCCAGGAGGACGACGATGGACATCTTCTGTTCGGCCAGGACACGGGGGCCGGTGGTCTGAGGCATGATCAGCTCTCCTTGCTGTCAGGGGTGTCAGTGGTCTCCGGCTCGGTGACCGGCTCGGTGGGGGTGTCAGGCTCAGGACTCTTGGCAGGCTCGGTGACCTGCTTCCGGCGGGTGGACTGCTTCCGCTTCGGCTTGGGCTTGTCCGCCTTGGCCTTGGTGTCAGCGGCCCGGGTGGACGGCGCCAGCACCAGGTGCTTGCTGTACCGGATGATGTGGCGCTTCACCCGGCGCTTCTCGCCGGTACGCTTATCGACGGCCCACACGCGGCCGTCCTCGATGTGATGAGACAACATGACCTCCAAGATCGGGTGGGGCTTACTGGGTGGTGAGGTACCAGCGCAGCGGCACGAAGTACCGGGCCGGGGACACGTCCGGGTCGACCAGGAACTCGCCGCCGCCCAGGAACATGGACGACTGCAGGCTGGACTCATGGCGGACGACCCCGGAGCCGACCTGCAGCCCGGTGAGCCGGTCCGCGACCGCGTCGACCATCGGGTAGAGCTGGTCGAAGATGTCGGCGGCCACACAGGTGGTCTGGAACAGGAACGCCAGCCCTTCCCGGGACTGCACCTGGTTGACCGGCTCGTCGTCCACGGGGACAGGGACGCGGGGCCAGACGGCCACGTAGGGGAGTACCCTCCCGGCGCTGTCCTCGGGGACCTGGTCGGGGACGTGCCCGTGAAAGACCCGGTCCGGGGCGAGTCCCTGGATTCCGGCGAGGGCGTCGGTGACGGTGCTGTAGACGTCCCGCATGGTGGGGGCGGTCATAGGATGTCGCCTCCGATCTGCCCCATGGCGGCCTCGAAACTGGGTGCGACCGCGTCAGCGGCGGGGCCCATGAACGGCTGGGGTGGCATCCTGCTGGTTCCCAGCTCTTGGTAGATGCTGTAGCGGGCATGTGCTGTGACGTTGGCTGTCAGCCCGTCTCCGGTCACCGTCGTCTGGATGCTTGAGCGCAGGAACCCCGTGTCGACGGGCGCGACGGCGCGGGCGTGGTTCTGGACGGCCAAGGCGGACCGGCGAACCACCTGGGACGCCTGCTGTCGCACCTTCGGCCCAGCCTGCCCCAGGGAGGCGGACAGGGCGCGCAGCTCGGAGCCAGCCACCGCTCAGCCCGCCTGCGTCTGGGTGACGTGGTCCCTGGCCAGAACGTCGGCATTGAACGCCTCCGTACCTCCGAGTAGCCCCTGGATGGAAAGGACACGGCCCACCAACTGAGGCTGTTCGGCGTTCTCCACGACGCGGAGTCGGTGACCGTTCTGGCCGATGAGGATGTTCGGCAGCGCCGAGGCCGGCACTTGCACCAGGTAGTCCTGGGAGTCGTTGGACTGCTCGGAGGGCGCCATGGTGTTGCCGGTGGACAGGGCGCGCATCCTGGCGTGCACCCCGGGGACAGCGACGTCGTCGACCTCGTCGGGGTCCTGCCCGAATTCCGGGGGCGGGATCTGGTCGACCGGGAGCAGGATGTCCACCCGGGACCGCATCGCGGTCTCCACGGATGGCTGGTGGTGGGCTGACCAGCGAGGGTCAATCATGGTGGTTCGGGGGAGCGGGCTCACTGTCGCCACCCCTCAGCTTCGAGGCGGTGTCTGCCACCGAACGGCACGATGTTCAGCGCCCCCTCAGTGGTCAGCTCCTCGGCCTCAGCCTCACGGTCGTAGTCCTCGGCCAGCTTCCGCAGCGCCTCGGCAACCCGGTCCGCATTGGTCTGTAGGTCCTGGGTGCGGATGACCTTGCCGACCAGCACCTCGGAGGCCGCGATGATCCGCAGCGCCCGGGCGCTGGCCCGGTTGGTGGACCCGTCGTAGTGCTCCAGCAGGGACTGAATCTGCTGGTCAGTGAGGAGGGGCGTCTCCTCGTCGAGGTCGGTGATGTTGAGCCTGACGAGGGCCACGGCTCCGGATTCGGTCGGCATGGTGTCCTTCCTTTCCGGGCTTGGTGGCCCTCGTCAGAATCTCAGCAGTGGTCAGGCGGCGCCGGTGGACCCGTACGCGCCGTGGTTGAACGCGATGGCCGACCCGGTCACCGAACGGCCCCGGTACCACACGGTGTCGTTGTCGAACGACCCCTCCTGGTAGCCGACCTGGCCGCCACCGACCCGCTCACCCTGGTCGCGCTTGACCCGGATGTCGACGTCCGGGTGACCGGCGAGGGTCACACGGGCCAGGGTCGGGTTCTCCGTGCGGGCGCCCGGCACCAGGGCCCACGCCGAATGACGCAGACCGGAGTCCAGCAGCTTCCCGAACTCGCGGGACACCTGCACCTGGATGCCAGCCAGCGGGTTCGACTGCTCCAGCTCGGTGACGTTCCCGGCCCCGTCGTCGTGCACCCGGGAGATGTTGCGGGCGCTGGTGATCGCGACCGCCTCATCTTCCAGGGCGGGCGGGACGATCAGCACCAGCTGGGACAGGTCGATCGGGTCGTCGTGCTGGTTGACCTGCTGGGCCAGGTGCGCCTTCGCGTCACGCAGCGCCTGGTAGGACAGGGCGGCGGTCCCGGTCTCGGAGAAGTAGTCCCCGTTGAGCTGCCCGCCGTCGACGATGCGCTCGTAGATGACCCGGTTGCGGGTGTCGGCGGCCCCGTTGCCCAGGATGGTGGGGAACTGGACCAGCCGGTCGAAGTCACCGGCGAGCAGCAGTTCCCAGGTGAGTCCGAAGTTGCGGCCGTACTTGATGGGCCGCAGGTCGATCTCGGTCTCCTGGAACGGGTTGGTGGACTTGTACTCCTCGCCCTCGCCGACCTGCTCGAAGTAGTCGGCGGCGAAGATGTCGTTCAGCTTCTTCCCGCGGAAGTCGCGCACGGACTCGACCGGGGCGATGAGCGCGGTCTCGTCGGTCACGCCCTGGTAGGTGGCGCGGGCCTCGCGCTCGAAGGCGTCACCGAGCAGGACGGGGAAGTCGCTGGTGGTGAATGCCTCGGTGAGGACCGCCCGGGCGGTGTGGGAGCGACCGTTGATGCCCTCGGAGAACAGCCGGGCGGCTTCGAGGACCTTCTGGTCGTGGGTGGTGGCGGTGCTGAATCGGGACTCCAGCACGTTCTGCAGGACAGCAGTCATGGCTGTTGTGTTCCTTCCTTGTCAGTCGTGCTGGGGTCAGGCGCCGCCGGCGTCGGGCGCCGGGGCGACGAATCCGAACGGGCGGACCTCGAGGACGTCGGTGCCGGCGGGCTTCTCCCCGAGGGAGACACCGAACGGGGAGCCGGCACCGGAGGTGTTGAGGGCACCGGCGTCGTAGAACACGACGTCGCCTTCGGAGGCGTCACCGTCGACGGTCAGGTCGTAGGACCCGACGGTCCACACGGTGACCCGGTCCCCCTCCTCGGCGTCGATCTTGGCGACACCGGTGATGGCGCCGATGACGACGGGGTCGCCGGAGCTGTACGCCTGGTCGGCGGTGAGGGCGATGTGGTCGGCGCGGGGGCCGTAGCGCTGGTTGGTAGCCATGTCAGCGGATTCCCTTCATGGTTTCGAGGATCTGGTCGTGCAGGTCCTCGCCCCGGTGGGACTCGGACACGGGGGCTGCGGTGGTGTTCCCGAAGCCGGTCACGGTGGGTCCGGCGGGGGTGAACTCGGCGGCAGCCTCCTGGGCTTCGGCCTTGAACGCGTCCGGGTCGAAAGTCTCGGCGCCGGTGGTGGCTGCCTCGATGAGCCGGGCCTTCGCCTTAGGCGCGTCGATGCCTTCGAATGCCTCGGCCACGATGGTCTCGGCCTGGGCGCGGGTGCGCTCGGTGAGTGCTTCGGTCAGGGCCTGTTCGGCCTGGTCGGCGCGGGCCTTCTCGGTAGCGAGGGACTCGCGGAGCTGCTCGACCTGCCCCGCAGACTCGCGGAGCGTGGAGAGCTCGCTCTCGTTGATCTCGACCATGGTTCCTCCTGCGGTTGAGGTCGATGCGGTGGACTCCTGGGCGGGTGCCGGGGAGCTGTCAGGCTCAGGACTGTGAGGGTCAGGCGCGGTGGACGTCACGGTCGCGGCGTGGCGGGGCGTGTAGGCCAGCCCGTTGCGCTCGGCGATCTCCCGTCGGGCCGACTCGATCACCTCAAGGATCCGGCCACCCCGGCCCGCCTGGGTGACCAGGTCGACCGACTGGGCCTCGACGATGCGGCTGATCGTGCCGTCCTCGGTGATCTCCGCGGATGCCCTGATGGACAGCCCGATGTCGTCGGCCCGCTCCACGATGGCGTCCCGGACCGACGGGTACGGGGTGAAGTCGGCCTCCAGCGCCCGGGACTCGGCGTTCCATTCGGCGTCACTGGTGAGCGTCCCGGCCAGGGTCAGCACGGACCGCTCGGGCCGCTCCACAGACTCGGTGGCGGTCGGGTGGTCGAAGTGCACGTGCAGCCCAGCCGGGAACACGCCTGCTTCGGCGGCCTGCTCGAGTGTGGTCCCCGGGTAGGTGCCGGAGGAGCCGACGCCCTCACTGATGATCTGGACGCGCATCACCCCGGCCCGTGTGGGGGCCACGGTGCCGGCGGCCTCCGTGACGGTGGTCGTGGTCATGACGGTTTCCTCTCAGGCGGTTACTCTGGCCGGATGGGGGATAGGCATTTCCTGCGGCTGCTCGACGACGGCAGGGGCTGGTGCACCGAGTGCGGTGGTGAGCTCCGCCTCCAAGGCGTGCAGCTCGTCAAGGGCGGGGGCTCCACCGTGTGGACCGAGTGCAAGGAGTGCGACCTGCTGTTCTCCTGGTCTCCCACTCAGCCGAGGTCCCGGAGGGGCCGCTCGTAGTAGGCGGCCCGCCAGGCGTCGTTCTCCCGGCGAACACTCAGGTCGTCCCACCCGATCTGGCCGGTCTGCCAGAGCTCGTACCGTCCGGGGCCGAGCATGGCCCGCTGGGTGTCGTCGGTGAGCCCGTCGAACCAGGCGCGCATGTCGGTGTTGATGTCGGGTGGTTCGGGGGCGTCGATGCCCAGCTCCGACCACGGCCTCAGCTTGTCGATGAACACGCACCTGCCGTTGGGGTGATCCTCAGGACCGAACGCGTCCGCCGGGAACTCGGTACCCGACATGGCCACACAGGACATGCAGGTCCTGGCGTCGGGGGTGGCCAGCCACACCCGGGCGGCGACAAGGTCGGCGTTCGCGGCGACGGTGGCCTGGTCGGCGGCACGCATGGCGTCGATCTGTTCGGTGCGGGCGATGCGGGCGGCACGGCTGAGACCACCATTGAAGGCGCCTTCCGAGTCGCGGAGGACCCTCTGGGCGGTCTCTCGCGGGTTGGCGCCGTCTACGATGGCGCGGGTCAGATTCCTCCTGACCGCCGCCTCAGCCTCCGGGGCCAACGGCTCCAGGTCCGAGTGGATGCGGCTGGTAGTGCGTGCCACGATCGCGGCCAGGGCGTCCTCGGACACCCCACCGAACCCGATGCCCACGGCGGCCTGTGTGGTGGGCAGCTGGGAGCGGAGCCCGTCGATCACCGCCGGGGGCGTGCCGGCGACGATGGCCTCCACGTCCGCGACGATCCGCTGGTCCGCGTACTGGACGAGCTCATCGAGCCGTGCCCGGGTGGTGGTCATCGCTTGGGTGACTCGCTGGTGTCGGTCGAGCTGGGCCGTGGTGGCCCCACCGGGGTGGGCGGCGACCAGGTCCAGGGCGGCCTGCTCCAGCTCCGGCTCCAGCAACTCCCACGCTTCGACCCATGCGGTGGTCAGTGCGATGACGGCGGAGTCGGACAGCTCGGTGATCTGTGCTCGCCGTGCCCGGGCGATCCTGCGGGTCTCATCGGTCACGGCCACGGGACACGCCCCCTCATAGGTAGTCGGCGGGGTTGCCGCCACGGCGCAGAGCATCCGCCGCGGACTGCCCAGCAGCCGCCCCCGCCGTCGCCATAGGCGGCACGAAGTTGCCGTCCTCGTCCGTCACCTGGGCGAGGATCTCGTCCACGTCCCTGACCCGCAGCGCCCGCAGCAGCAGCTCCAGCGTCACCAGGGGCGGGACGGTGCCTGTCGCGTCAGCCTTGGACACGGCCTCCACGATTGTCTCGGTGGGGGTGTCGTCCAGCGGCGGGAAGTCAATCGTCAGCGTCCCCTCGCCAGACTCACGGAACCGTGTCTTGAGTCGGTCACCTGACCGCTCCACGGTGCCCCGGCGGCGCAGCGAACCACGTAGCGCCCGGACGGCCTGCAGGATCACGTATTCGAGGATCTGCCGGCGGGTCTCCCGCCACACCTCACGGCGGGCTTCCATGATCAGCCTCGTGGGCAGGTTCAGGGTCTCTGCCACGGCCCTCGCCCCGGTCTGGCCGGGGTCGGACAGCAGGGTGGTGACCGGCAGGCCGAGGGCGGCGGCGACCATGGTGGCCAGGGGCCGGGCGGATTCGGAGTCGATGGTGGCCCCGGTCT